GTATGCGGGTGATTCTGAAATTTTCCAAACAACGAGGGGTTCTCGTCGAAGGCTATATATATAATATATAAACTATGACAATTTAAGTTTTTGTGTGATCATTCCTAGTCACATAAGGGGCACTAGCCAGTAAATATTTGTGATGATAAATCATCGAGGTAATCCTGTTACCCATGCATCAAGAAATCTTGGAGATGATAGGTACAGAGTTCCTGTAACAGAAGCGGTGTTATTTGCGAAAACTCGAAGTGGTTGAGGTCCCATAAATCCACCCATTCTAAAATCGTCACCACAAGCCATAGCTGTAGCGAGCACAATACCAGCGGCATTAGCTCGAGCTTCAGAAATAGTCATGATATACCCACGCGATGAAGCGAGTGTAAATTCACAATATTTGCTAGGCGACGCTGTGCCCCAGTAATCGGTAAACTCAGATCTAGAGTCGAGACTGTTTAGAGTCATTGTTAAAGGGCGTTCCCAAGGTATTTCAAATTCATTGATCCTTGATGATTCCTGAACCCAATCCACGGGTCCTTTCCATGATGGAGTATCAGGGAGGTCAGTATCATTAGTAAATTCACGTTGGGTAACTCCTTGCCAATAAATGCCAGCGGTGTTAGTTGTAGCCGGATTCAACAATTCATCTGCAGTCGTTCCATAGATCACAGCTGTTGGATAAGTGACTTCTGGAACATAACTGATAGCATATCTTGGTAAGCCAATAGGAGCAGTCGCTCCTGAAACAGATGTTTCACAAAATGGATGGATTTTAAAGCGCATACTTCCAATGTGTGCACGATACATCGCTGTCCACCAGGAAATTCCATTGGGCCATATATTCGGATAGGATTGTCCGCTTCCGCGTCCATAACCTGCCATCATGTTAGATACACCGAGCATGTAAGTTCTTGGAGTGTTGGTGTTTATAGTCTCAGTTGAAACAAGATGATGACGTTTAACAATATCTTTAACGTGCGTGATAGCATCAAGCCCGCTAGGATACATTTGCGCTTTCTTCTTAGGTCCAACAGGTACACATTCACCTTGAGCTTTATTACGATCCCAATAATGAGATATCCCTGTTTCTGATGATTGTGCTGTAAAGCCAAATCTTGAAGGAGCCAATGTTAAATTGTTTCCTCCAATATATGCCAATTCAAAATCGTCAGATCCAGATACAAATATATTAAGATCGATACTATTAGCCACATTAGAAGGAGCTACAAGAGGGTGGACCACAAAGAAACCCATATATCCAGTCATGAAAAAGTCGCGATAAGCGGCTGAAGCAATCGGTGTAGTTGGATTAGGGTCAGTTTCAGCAAATTGTCCATTAGGCACTTGTTTCCAAGGCTGTGCAGCAATATACGGAACTTCGAATTCAAAACATTTACGATCTGCGTTGATCTCGAAGAAAGTAGTATATGCTGAGAATGGATCCGCAGTTAGAGATAAATGCGTAGTGCTCATAGGAGCTGTTCGTCCATATGCTATATAAAAACCTAATTTGCAGGTATGAAAAGATGTAGTGACAGCATCAATTTTGACTCTCATTCCTCCGCGCCAATATGAAAAGGGCAGAGACATGTAGCCTAAAAGTGGAACACTAACAATAGTATTCAGTGGAACGGTACCAAGATCTGATGAAGATGAGGCATTCGCTAGAACTGGTGAAATCATAGCTTCCCACAAATAAGTACCAGTACCATTACTAGTAGTCAAAGGTAAAGTTATCAACCAAGAGTAACGTTGTTTTAGAAAATTAAAGTCCATTTCATCTACATTTGTACCAAAGAGGCCTTGCTGAATTTCTTCTTGCTTAGACGGGTCAAAGGCAAAACGTTGAACACGATCTACATTCTTGGAGTTAGACATATAACCAACAGGTTTTCGCACCATGACATGGGGATTAACCGGTATGTTAGGTTTGTCTCGCCCCATAAGTGTATCATATACATCCTTTATGATGTTTTTCGGAAGGAATTTTTCTATCACACGATCCCACCCTTTGAAGTTAACTTCAATGCCTAGGTCTCCCTGAGCTGAGGGCAATGGTACGCGTAATTCAATATCCTTGAAATACATCCAAACAGTGAAGTTCAACGTTGTAGAAGCAGATGTAGCGGCTCTCATTTGATTGAAAACTTGAACATAAACATTCCATGGTTCAATGGTACTTAGATTTGGATTAGAGTCATCCTGGCTAGCGTAATCCGACTTATAATAATTTTCATAATAGAAGAAGGGTAATTCGAGCTCGGCGACAGTATTATCACAAGCATCAACAAAGACATGATTGACAGCAGTAGAGGCTTCTGGATAGACAGCATGCCATTTGTCAGTCGTGAGCTTACTAGTCATTGGAACATTGAACATGATCAAACGTCCTGAATTAAAGCGAATTCCATTCACTTCAATTCGAATCACAGCTGTTGCGCGAAAGAACATGAAAGTTTCCAAGATTCTTCTGAATACGGGGTTTATGTAAGCTTGGGCCATTGGGTGAAATTGTTGAATGACCACAAGTCCAGCCTGTGATGTGGTCCATGGCAGGGTATAAAGCTTTTGAGGCTTAGAGAGAACTCTAGCAGCCGTCCAAGCCTCCTCCATAGCACTTAAGTGCATGGTGGGGGCTTGACTGACTGGTAAAGAACCCAATGTGACTCCACTTTGTTCCATGAAGTTTATATTCTCCTGCATGTCCGTCACACCAACAATCTTGTCAACATTGTCAACGTGATCCTTATTGAGCATAGTGGAATTTTCAGTTCCAGTTATAGGATGTTCAGATCCCTCAGCTTGGTTCACTTCTTCAATGAGACATTGTGCGACATTTAGCTCAACTTCGAGCTCTTCAATCGTTTGCAGAGATCCTTCCTCCTTAAACACATGATCCAAATAGGTATACGTGTATAGGTGGATGGCATTCTCTGATAGAGTAAGAAGAGCATCATAAAGTTGGGTTCTTAGTTTCGAGAAATATGGTCTTCCATGAAAATAAGCATATCGCAACGCCGTGTTGCAATTGTCAAGAGTTGCTATGAAATCATCATCGCTTTTGCGAATCCAATTACACATCTCATAAATCACTTTATCGTCTAGCATGGCATAGGTATGCTTGCCTTCTGAACGAAAAGTATTTTTGAGAAAAGATAAATCTTCCACACTCTTGACTGGTTCATTACTACCATCGTTTGGTACATATTGTATGTCATGTTCTGCTAGGTATTCAGAAACAGATCTGAGATTAAAATAGGGAGCGACCTTTCGATCGACTGCTACCACATTATCATCTCCGAACACAAAAAGCTTCGTGAGAGCTTCAAAGTTCTTCATAGATCGATATTTCATCGGTACAGTAGACAGATACGCCGTTGACATATAATAGTAATTAACGAGGCAGTTGAACAAGGTGGTCAGTGGAAATCCGGAGGGATCTCCGCCGTGTTTTCCATAGACCACATTGCGAGCCAATTCAATTGTGTGTAAAGCTTCGTTTACAAGAACTCGTCTGATCATCATATTCTCTTCATGGTTTTGCTCATGTCGATAATAATGATTCAGCAAATGAAGTAATTCATCAAACATTTCGGGGGCTATTTTGCCGTCGAATGCCTTGAAATCACCATCAAAACCGATATCCGATGTGGCTCGGAGTTTGTCCATAAATATATCTGCGTCGGAGGAATAGGGATCCATTCCGACAGCAATAAATGTTTCTAGACAACTTCC